ACATCAGGAGCGAAGTTGCGTTTGAGATACAACTCATTCAGTAGATGCCTGAAGTGACCAACATGAGACGATGCGGTAGGATACTCTTTGATGATCAGTTTGCCCTGAGTCTTGGCGCGCAACCGCTGGACTTTCTTTTCATACACATCCTTCGGTAGTTGTACCAGATCTTCAGTTGCTACATTGAGTAAGTTGGCGTCAATACGTTCGGCAATCTTTTCTTCTGCCATCTCGAGAGTAATATACAGAACGTTCTTACCAGCATCGAGATTTGCTGCTGCCATATGACACATAACCAAACTTTTGCCGACGTTTGTGCCCGCGAGAAATATGTTTAGTGATTTACGAGGCAGTCCACCGCGAGTAATCGTATTGAACATTTCTAGATCAAACGGCACTCGTTCTTCTTTACGATGATAGAAATCGTATCTTGCTTCATAATCTTCAAGGAAGTCGTGACCGATATGACTATCAAAAGAAACGCCCAGTGCTTCTGATAGTAACTCAGGCAATGCGTTCTTAGTTCTGTTCTTATCTTTACCATCAAGGATAGCGATACTATCCATGATTGCATTATAGATTGCGCGATCCTGACAGAACTGTTCGGTTGTATCAAGCAACCACTGCATCTCGGTATGTTCTGGTTCGTTTAGTTCACGAACCAGATCCATTGAGCGTTTATGTTCTTCTTCAGATAATCTAGTGTTAGATTCAATGTCTAGACCGAGTGCTTCTCGGCTCGGTCTAGCATTATACTTTGTTACGAAATCGTGAATCTTATCGAATACTTCACGTTCGCTTGAGTCTTGAAAATATTCTTTCTTTAGAAATGGTAAAGTTTTTCTGACATAGTCTTCGTTATGGATTAGATTCCGCAGAATCGTCAGTTCCATCCTCATTACCAATCCTTCCTAATTGTTGAATCAAAATGTCTTGCAGAATACACGCTACAGTATCTTCGAATCGTTCTTTGATATTATCGACCATCATTTCTTCAGCAATAACTGGTTCGACGATATGATAGTTGAAGTTCAACATTGCTCCTTCGCCGTCTTCATCTTCTTCGCCAACCTGAAGATTTTCATAGTGATATACTGTACCCTCAAACTCACCCTCATCAATCTTGATGCAAGCAAATCGAATGCCTTCTTTATCTATTGTAGTATAACTGGGCGCGACTGGATTGTCAATAACTTTATTCATCAGCATCTCCAACTTCTTCTGAAACATCATCTCCAATAATAGAACCCATGCCGATGGAATAGCGGTTCTTAATATAATCTGCAAAGTTCGTTTCCTTAAACATTTTGAGCCAGAAATCTTTGTTGTTCACAATATCCTTGGCACGCATGCTAGGTTCATTAACTTCGCCAGTTTCCATATCTACTGTAGCATACCAACCATTCTTAGGTTTAACAATATAACCGCCGTCAATGGCGATATCAAGCAACCCAGACCAACGATTAATACCACCTTCGAAAGAGACAGTGATTGGAATCTTGCTCTTTTCTTTAACATAACGAGACTTCTCCACGTTGATTACGAAATGATAACCAGCAATATCAGTTCCTTCTTTTTCCTGTTGCCGACCAAGAATCCAGATAGCATCAGAAGAATAATAGGAACCAGTGCCGCCACCAACAATTGCCTTTGGAAACATACCAATTTCCATATAGGTATGATTGACAACAACCATTGGAATATCCTTCATTGTCAGATATGGAGTGACCATACGGAACAATGACTTCAACTGCTTGGCACGAGACATATCAGCAACTGACTTTTCATTCAGCGCATCCTCAACTTCTTTCTTTGAAGCAAGATTGCCGATAGAATCAATAATAATGCAAACACGCTCGCCACGTTCGATCGTAGAAAGCTGCTTCATGATATCGAACTTCAGTTCTTCTACGTCCATGATAGGCGTATGAACAACAGAATCCATATTGATACCAAACGTCTCAAAATACTTCTGAGGCGTACCGAACTCAGAATCGTAGAACAGTACAACACCATCCTCATACTTCTTTAGATACGCTGCTGCCATAAGCAAGGCAAAACCTGTTTTGAAGTGCTTGGATGGACCAGCCAACATAGTTAGACCAGGCGTCAGTCCACCATCAATAGAACCTGATAGTGCGACGTTGATCATCGGCACAGTAGTGGGAACAATATCTTTTTTCGTGTAGATTTTACTATCAGCAAGAGTTGATGTGAAATCGATCGTGCTGTTCTTGATTAGCTTTTCTTTGAGTGACATCTTTACCTCCAAATAATATTCATTGTATATCATTACTCTTTAGTTGTCAAGACTTTTCCATCTTTATATCGTCCCAGATATTACCGTCAGTTTCAACGGCATCTTCTTCATTGAACTTTCTAGGGCGAAGGTCTTTGCTTGCTGCAATAATCATCAGAACTGCAAGAGGATCGATAACGAAAACGAGAAGCAATATCATCATACGAACTGCTGCTTCCAGATCTTTTTCGGAACCTTGACCATATATAAGTTCCGCCACATAACGAATAGGTCCAACTTCATTTTTCAGCGCACGATTCTTTGAGGCAAGAGGCGCACGTTCATCCATGAGTTTATCTATATTTGCTTGTGATTCTTTTACTTGCTTGGCAAGAGCAGCACGTTCTTTTGCCTGACGTCTGCGATAGTTTAGTGCTGTTTGTGCGCGATTGTTTCTGCTGATGATAGAGTCGATTGCTTTATCGAGTTGTGCGACCTGAGCGTCAGCACGTTCTATGCGATTCTTTTCTCGAGCAATGTTAGCATCGATACGTTCTATCTTTGCAGCAACATCACCGCTCGGTGCAGTTTGTTCTAGATGCGCTTTTGACAGAAAACCAAATATGCCCATGCTAGTGATAAGCATAAGAACTAGCAAAGCAATCGTGAAATAAGTTTTCATAAGAAATGGAACGTGCTTCCAGTTTCTATACAACCAAGATGCAAGAACAATCTTGCCGACTTCTAATGTGCCGCCAAGGATAACGATTGCCAACCATGCGCCAGCAAATATAGCAGTGAGTCCAGATACCGAATAAAATGCTGCAACGACTGATAAGGAAATGCCTGTTATCAGAATCAACCACCGATCAAGTGTTTGTAGCAATTATTTCCTTCATTTCTTTATTAGAAACGCCTCTGCCATGAGAGTATGATCTTTGTATGCGTATCTTTTCTTGTGTGAATGTTACGACGGAACCGTTTTCTAACGCGACAGTCCACCAGTTATCATGTTCACCAGTTTCAAATATAATAGCATAACCACGACCCAAAGGAGTTTCCATTGGAATCAACTCATTCAACTGTATTACAGACACTATCCCCTCGTTGTACTAAGAACTATGTCTAACATTTCCAAAGAACTCACGCGCGAAACAATCGGACTTCAAACGCCAGGCTTTGCCTTCGCCAGTCCGCAACCGGGACATCCGCCAGCGCAACCTTCGGTTTGCGCCTGCGGTTCGCCCAGCGCGGATTTGCCAACCAGAGCGTAGCGCAGGACGGTTCGCATACGCACGGGCAGAACAAGTTTCCAGATTGCGAAAGCTGCTGCCGCCGCGACAATCAGATATGTCAGGATTGCATCGATCAAGCGTTACTATCATCCCCTCGTTGTACTAAGAACTATGTCTAACATTTCCTGGCACTTCTCCTTGCGGTTTGGCCAATGAATGTATGCCTTATCTGCAGTCTTAATGAGATTGTTTAGCAAAGGAACAATGATAGCTTCAAGAGTCTTTACTTTATTAGCTAGTTCCTGTTCCTTCTCAGAAAGTGCTGCATCCTTTTCATCGAGTGCCTGAAGCACGTCCTGTTTAATCTCTGATTCATCGACTCCAGTAAATCCGAAGTCATAACCAAGATATTCCTGTGGTACACTAATTGCCATCTAAAAGAAATCCTCCAATGTGCTTTTCTTTTCTTCAGACCAACCGATGACTTCAAGAATAGCACGCAGTGGTTCAAGGAATGCCTTGTCGAACTGCATATCATAATCAATATAGTCTTCGATACCAAACTCTTTTGGCAATCCACCAAGCGCAGAGATAACATTATCGTGCAGCGGATTGGGCATCTTCAAATAAGAAAAGCGAATCTTCTCACCATCTTTGATCTGTTCGTATTTCTTTTGTAGTTTCAGTTCGCGTATCTTGCGATTGAACAACAAAGCACCACGAACATGAATCGGAATGGCTTTAGTTTCGTTAGCATATTTAGTTAGATTCTGAACTGATCGCGGGAAAGATACTTCTTCAAAGGAGCATTGATTAAACTTCTGACGGAAATCTGCTATGAATCGCTGAACGGCAGCTTCGTTCTCGTTCATAGTTATCTTCATTGTTTCGATAATAGCTTCACGACATATAGCAGGAGTCGACGACTTCACTGCCTCGATGCCCATGATCTTCAGTTTTGGTTGAGCATATCGAACGCCTTCAGAGTCATGCACGTTTAGAACATAGCGTTTCTTGGCAGTCCAGATGCCACGATCCGCAATGACCTCGCGCTTCATGTTCATTTTTTGCGCGAATGCTTCCATCCTAGCAGCAAGATCCGAATAAATCTTATCGATAGTCGGTTCAATTTTACTGCGAGCAGCCTTGTCAAGAAAGTTAATGACGTCCTGTTGCGATATATGAGGATTATCTTTGATCGATCCTCGAAACCTAAACACTTTTTGTACAAGTCTATCAAAAGTAATGTACAACGAATCCGTATCCGAAGCAATGACATAATCTTCATCCTCAGTCTTTAATAATTCATTTAGATATTTATTGATCTCATTCTCAGCCCAACGAATAGATAACTGACCGCCAAGAGTGATAGCAGTTGCCTGATCAATATCAAAGAAACGAAAGTATGGATTGCCAATCGCACCATAAGCTGAGTTCAACTGAACCTTCTTTGCCAACTGCATGTTCTTATATCGAGAGATATCTTTCGATGCTTGTTTTGACTTAGTCTTTTCATATTCCTTCTGCGCTTCAATCATCTTATCTTTATACACAACACGATCGTTGTACATACGTTCCATGATCTCAGGCAAGAATCCTTGCTTATCTTTCTTGAAGAACGCACCATTGGCAGCAAGACCATAGCCATCAGGAACATCAGGCTTGAATCCATCAAGCAGTTCATCGACAGTGATCTGTTCTTTGATTGCTCGTCCACCATTATCACGCAGCAATGTTTCGGGACTGATGTTATACTGCATGATAAGATGAGGATACAGCGAGTTCAAATCGAAAGACATAACCCAGTTATGCCCACCGACCTGCGGATCTTTCACGAATGCTCCAACATACGCCTCTTCTTTCTTACTCTTCACGACTGTAGGAACTGCTATCTTCTGCTTCCATAGATGGTTGTGAATGATAACGTCCCACATACGAACCTGAGTGAATACATCAAGCAATGTAACCTTTGCGTCATACGCAAGAGCCATAGCCATGTCGATGAGTTTCATCTTATCATCAAGTTTCTCGACAAGTTCAGTATCTATGATGTTATAGTCAATGAACTTCTGAAAGTCTTTGAGATAGAACTCATGCAGTGTATCATACTCACTGTGATCCAACTTACGTTCGCCGAGCTCAACGAATGCGATATGATCCAGGCGATACGATTCTTGCTGAGAATATGTGAACTTCTGATACATCTCAAGATAGTCGAGAGTAGCAACACCGCAAATGTTGATAGCTGTTTGTTCTTTGAATTTGGTGCGAACCTGACGTGATCTAATGATTTTCCAAGGAGACAAACGATTAGCATCAGTCTCGCCTAGAACTGCCATGATACGATTGTAGAGATAAGGAATATCGAAGAAGGTGACGTTCCATCCAGAAACAACATCTGGATATCCTTCATGCGCCCACTCACTTAGAAAGCGAAGTAGCAACTCCTTCTCGTTCTTGCACTCATGATAGAATACATCATTGCGCTTGATTTCATACGGATGTAGACCCCAGACGTGGAAGATGCCTTTCTTCTTCAATGTAATCGAGATAACAGGATCGGTGGCACGTTCGACTTCGGGAAAGCCAAACTCTGATGAAACCTCGATATCTATGAACGCGACGTTGATAAGTTCGCGATCATAAACAACTTCATCAGGATATGCTTCGTTGAGATAACAATAAACAAAACGAGGCAAACCATAGATGCTGAAGTTCGTGACGCCTTCGTATCGTTGAATGAAGTCTTTCGCTTCACGCATTGATTCGAAGTCGACACGATCTAATGGCAAACCACGAATATCGTGCCAACCAGGATTTGGTTTCTTGGAAGGGACGAACATTCGTGGTTTGTAAGGAACTCGTTCGGAGAACGGGACGCCATCGTCATATCCCCGAACAAGTATGTTGTTTCCGTATTCAAGAGCGTTTGTATAAAATTTCATATGATCATACTATAGTAAAAATGTCAGATTGTCAAGATGCTTTTTTTCTGAGGAACAACTAATCCGCTCCCGAACATTGAGTTGTATGCGTTCTCGACATCTGCCATTGGTTCGTAAGTGAAGAGGATCTTGCTGACGTGTAAAGATATTTCTTTCTTTGCCGCCATTGGCAAAAAGTCAACAAGACCCATTTGAGCGCGACCCGATGAAGGATCGCCCTGCATCACGATGCCAGCTGGCTTACTGATCTGCAGCATATCTTCAGCCAGCTGAACTTTCGCGATTAGTTCTTCACCAGTAATCAATCGCACCATCATAATATTATCCATAATCATCTCCTTAGTTTAAGTAAACACCAACATATAACCATACTTGTAAGAACACCAAAGTATATCCACATAGTATTTTTAGGGACTAGTTCTCTATCTATCGTTCCCATTCCAGCTACAATAATAATCATTATGAAATATGAAAGGAATGGGAGCGAATAAATCATTTTGCTTTTCCTGCTACCTTTTCTTGCGTTCTACCAAAAGCTGTGATACCAAGGATAGCACCGAACGCCAGGTGTATCAAGCCGCCATTATCAAGTGTAATAGACTTCCACGCTACATACTGCATCTTGATAAGAACGGGCATGAACATTGAAATGATAGGAAACAAAACAAAGTCACAGAAGCAGATGACCATATAGAGCCAACCCATTGCTGGTCTCCACTTAGTTTTCATCCAGTCTTCATTTTGCTTTGCTTGTTCTGCCTTCCATTTTTCTTTTTCGAAATCAATCTGAGCCAACTGTGCTTCGGGCGTAGCACTAGTGGCAGACAACGAACTTGAAATACCGCTTCGTGACGACTTAGGAACAAACGTCGGCGATTCCATGATACGAACAGAAGCTGGTGGTGCTGGTTCGTCGTCTGGATTTGGTAGTGATGATGAAAAGTTACCCATGGTTATGCCTCCCCGAAAATATGAAGGGCTTCTTCATAGTGTTTCTTACGATCGGCAAGACCAATAGTGCCACCATTAATTAGGCGTGTGCACTTGATAATGTTACCTTCATCAGCCCATTTGTTTAGATCTCTTGAATCCCAGAACCAACCAGCAGACATTGCTGCGCCTTCTTCTGTTTCAAGATACTCGACAACTTCATCTAGATCCATTTCCATAAACTCAGCAAAAGCAGAGTAGTTGTTCTTGCCTGTTAACTGGATTAGACCTCTTCCGCAAAACTTCCAGCCCTCACCAGATGCTTCGTCGCCGTTGCCCATACGATTAGCATAGACCACGTTTGCGATTGCTTCTGGTTGGCGGTGATACTCATTGGCATCACGACCAGCACGCTTGAAGTATTTTGGGAAGATTTTATTCAACCCTGCGGCTGAATAGTTTAGATTTTCTTTGCGATGTCTTAGACCACCAGATTCATGACCGACTTGGGCAAGAAACATAGCGACTCTATTAGGTGTATTAATTTCGAATTCTTCGAAGGTATCATTAAGTGGATTCACAAATGCTTCAATAATATCTTCATCAGTATCTTCGAAGAAGTCATTCAGTTGATCAAACGTAATTTGCATGACTTCCTCCGCTTTAGATTACGACGAGCCTATTTAGTGAATAAGGACGCTAACCATTCAAGCGGAGTGAGTATGCACCAAAAGAGATAATCAACGACTCGCATTCTTAGCAACGCTTTCAATCTGTGAACGTGTAATGCCCAAGTCTTTGAGTTCTTTGTCTGACAACTGAGATAGTTCTTTGATTGCTATTGCTTGCCTTTTGCGTTTAAGCATATATTGTATGATATATCCGAATAGATTTGACATGGTTCCTACCTGAACATACGAGTGTCGTCTGAAACATCTTTCTTTGATGAATAGTAATATCCAGCAATCATGATTATTAGAAATATGCTGATGCCAACCAGCACTTCTGGCAAGTGATGAAGTTCGTACTGCATTTTATTTTCCTGAAAGAAAATGGGGGGACTAGCCCCCCAAGATTATTCTGTGATTTCTATCTTCTTGGGTTTCTTACTATCTGGAATGATCTGCTCGAGAATGATCTTAAGAATACCGTTCATCAGGTGCGCATCCTTGATTTCTACAGAGTCGGCGAGAGTGAACTGGCGTGTGAACGCACGTTCTGCAATACCCTTATAGAAATATGTTACATCATTTTCATCGGGCGTAGTATTACCAGCAATGATTAGTTTACCGTTTTCCATTGTGATTTCAATGTCGGTCTTTGCGAAACCAGCAACAGCCATTTCGATGACGTACTTATTATCATCGACCTTTTTGATGTTGTATGGCGGATAGCCAGGAAGGCTTTTGCCAATGCCGTCAAGATGGGACGCAAGAAGTTTGAACGTCTTGTCGAAACCAACTGAGAATGGATCGAATGATGTTAATGATGGTTGTGAACTTGCCATGATTATACCTCCTGTTTAGCAAGGTTGATGTTGAGACCCCGAAGGCATCTCAGTTTTATTTATATTGCGGCGCAATATAAATCTTTGACATATGGCAAAAATTATTCTCTTTTTTTGCCGATGTTATATTTCACTTCCAACTGCCACTCACCCTTTTCCTTATGAGACAGAATCTTAATCTGATTCAAAGGAGCGACTGGATCTTTGGTTCTGTTGCCGTCAACAATATCAATCAACTCCCATTCGGCAAGTAGATTGGCGATAGTGTTGCGGCGTGCCTTATCCTCATCAGAGAA